AGTTGACTTCCTGTACGAGAACGACCGGGCCATGATCCTCGCCCCGGTCGGCGCAGGCAAGACCGCCATCGCCTTGTCGGCTATGGACGAACTCATTAGCAAGTGTCTTGTGGGCCGGTTCCTAGTGGTGGCGCCGCTGCGGGTGGCCGTCAGCGTCTGGCCGACCGAGGCCAAGCTGTGGGCCGAGTACCGCGAAGTGTCGGTGGCGGTTGGGACGCCCAAGCAGCGGCTGGCCGCGATTGAGGGGTCAGACGCCCAGATCGTGGTGACCAACTACGACAACCTGCAATGGCTGGCCGACCATTGGAGCAGATGGTGGGGCTTTGACGCCGTCGTGTTCGACGAACTGACCCGGCTGAAGAACCCCTCTGGCGCTAGGTTCAAGGCTTTCAACAAGGTCATCACCGAGGTGCGTACCCGTTGGGGTCTGACCGGCAGTTTCACCAGCAACGGCCTAGAGGACGTGTTCGGCCAGTGCAAGATCGTCGATCAGTCGCTGCTGGGCCGCAGCAAGGGCGCGTTCCAGCAGCAGTACTTCTTCTTGGTCAACAAGGACTTCAACCAGTGGGAGCCGCGCCCAGGCGCGTTGGAGCAGGTCATGGCGCGGATCAAGCCAGCCACGTTCGTGCTGGAGCCGGGCGAGTACAAGGACAAGCTGCCCCCGCTGCACACTGTGCCGGTACGGTTCGACCTAGTCAACCGCCAGCCCTACGACCAGATGAAGAAGGAGTTTGTGGCGCAGTTCCCCAACGCCCAGGCGGTGGCCGTCAACGCTGGCGTGGTCACGGCCAAGCTGCAACAGATGGCGTCGGGGTTCGTGTACGGCGACGCGCCCGTCTGGTTCGACACGTCCAAGTTCGACGCCCTAGACGACCTGCTGGCCGAGAACCAACACGCCAACACCATTGTCGCCTACACCTACCGGGAGGAGTTGGCCGAACTCAAGCGCCGCTACCCTCGCGCCGTAACGCTGGATGAGCCTGACGCCATTGAACGCTGGAACGCTGGCAAGGTCGAACTGCTGCTGGCCCATCCTAAGTCTGCCGGGCACGGCCTCAACCTGCAACACGGCGGCAGCAAGATCATCTTCCTGTCCCTGCCCTGGTCGCTGGAACTCTACGAGCAGACCATCGGGCGCCTGCACCGCAGCGGCCAGCGGCACGACGTGTGGTGCTACGTCATGGTGGCGAACAAAACGGTAGATGAAAAGATATGGGCGGCGCTCCATGACAAACGCGCTATTTCTGACATTGCACTGGAGGCACTGAAGTGAACCGAATCACACAACTCAGGGCTAGGCTCAAAGCAGCCCAGGCCGAACTTTTGATCCGCACCCGGACGCACAATAGCGCGTCACGGGCCTACAACAAGGTGGTGGCCCACATCGCCGAACTGGAGAAGAGAATTGATAACTTGGCGAAAATTTCAAACTGACCTGCCCAACTACAGTGAGTCCGACCTGCTGGCGTTGCTGGATGAAGAGCAGACCCAACACCGCAGAGTGACCATGCTGGAGCGCATCCACCAACGCTACTGCACCCTACGTTCCAACCGAGAACGGCTGGAGATTCTGAAGTTTGGGAAGAAACCATGAACTGGGTCGCTGCGGGGCTAATCGCCCTAGTCATGTCCACGGCCTACTTGTTGGACGGCCCGTCTGAGCATGAGGCAAGAGTTGATACGGTCGAGGAAAAGATTCAAAAGCTGTGCGGCGAGAACGCAGGCTGGAAGTTGTTGGGGGATGGGTCGGTGCAGTGCTTTACTCACCGTGGTTTTAAAACTAGAAAGGTAACACTATGAGTGACAGATTGGAATTGACAGAACACACGGTGTTCATCCTCAACAGCGTTAAGCTGTTGCCGCACTACACCATGCCAGTGTTCGTTACACCAGGGCATACACGGTTAACGCCATTGAAGCCGTGGACTGTGGAGGAACTGCAAGAGGCTGGTGCTGTTGAGAGCAGCGCGTTTCTCTGGCCTCGGCATACTTTAGCCAGCGGGGGTTGAAATGGATGATGATGATGACTATGAACTGGCGAACCTAATGCACTTGATTGCGGTGTGCATCTTGGGGCTGTTTGCCTTAGTGGGAATTGCTGGCGTGGCTGGGTTTATTTGGGGGATGCTATGAATAGTGAAGAAGACGAATTCAAGCGAATTGAGGCCGAGGCTTTGCGCCAAAGCCATCAGAGCAAAGAGCCAACGCCGTGGCGTGACATGATTGTCGCCAGCTTAGTCCGAGAAGGCATCAACAAACACCGGGCGCGGGAATTGGCTGATCACTTTGCAGCAGAGCGCAACAATGGATAACTGGCCCTTCCCCACCGAACTGCCACCAGCGCAGCCAAGCAAGCCAATACCCATCAACCCCGAGAATTATGAGGATGCGCCGTGGTGATGTCTAAACAAATCCGTGATGCCTTGGCCCAAGCGCCTGATGGCCTGACTGCCAAGCAACTGGCGTTAATGTTGGACGCAGAGCCATCAGCAATCAACAGGTCATTAACTTTGATGCCTGACACTTATATTGACCGCTGGGTCAAGTCCAAAAGCAAGCACGCAGCGGTGCATTGCCTAGCCTTTGTCCCAGATGATTGCCCACACCCATGACGCCTACATTTAACACTTGGGACAGAGCCGTATTGGACAAGTTTGCTCTTGAAGCCTACCTGCGGATGCAAAAGCAGCAAGACCAGCTAGAACAGTTGCGGTGTGACTTGAAGGACGCTATTGAGGCGTACCGGGTACTAAACAAAGGGCCGCACGCCTAGCTTGTCGATGATGAGCGCCTGACGCCGGGGTAGCAAGGCTGCTGTGTTTGGGATACTGATGTGCGTCCAAGCGTCAAACTCTCTGATGATCTGGTCAAAGTACAACCCGTGGCTCATGATAGAGCGTACAACTTGGTCAGGCGTCATGCCGGGTACACGAATGTCAGCAGCGCAGCCTAGCCGGTGCTGAGAAGTGTCTTTACTGCCCACTGAGTCATTGACTTGCTTAGACCGAAAGGCCGAGTTCACCATAATCGGCTTGCCATCCAGCTTGGCTTTTACCAACTCCAGAAACTGTGCTAGTCGGGTCAGGTTGGCAATCTCGGCAGCATTGGGTGTGTTGTCAAACTGCCGATGGCTTGTCATCGTCAACTCCGCAAGCGTAAAATGCGGGGTCACTTTGATGCTACGCCTTGGGTCTTCTCAAACGTCCTCAGACCGCCCAGGCCAAGCATCCCCATCATTAACTGCCACAAGTTATCGTCCAAGCCGGGGAAGGCCAGCGCAGGCATAAAGGCAACCATCAGCGGTCGAGCCAAGTATTGGTAGCCCATTGCCAAGGCGCAGACCCAGCCAATCGCTGGACGCCAGCCCGACACAAACACAGACGGGTTACTGGCCTCGGCCTTGTTGATTTCGGTCTGAGCAGTCATTGCCGCCAGTTCACCCGACTGTTGCAGCTTGAGTAACTCTAGCCGCGCCGCATCTTGGGCAGCGGGGTCGGGTATCAACTTCTCGATCAGCTTGCCGCCGATGCCGAGGATAGCGTCTAGGCCAATCATTTCTTTTTCGCCGGTGGCGTATGCGTCAGGGGCTTGCTGGCTGGCGTGTGCTTTGCCCCGGTCATCAGGACAGTGCCAACCTTATGGGTTTCGCCCTTGTGCAGTTTGCCGTTGGGCAAATAATGTGGTTTGGTTTTGCTCATTTGTCTTTCCTGTTAAAAATCTCAAACAAACTCTTGACCTTTTCCTCAAGCACAGCAATCTTTATGTCCATTTTAGCCAGCACAATGATGAGCGTAATCAACGCCAGCAGCATTGGCCATCCCTTCGCCAGTGCTTCGAAGAATTCCATGATTATCGGAAAGTGCCATTATTGATAGCGTCCATCATCGCCTTGCCGTACCTCTCTACCGCCGCCTTGGTGATGACGTACTCACCGCCTTGTAGCGCCCCGTAGCCATCGTCCGGCGCAGGAGCGCGGCCCATTAGATGCTGGGCGTTGACCATGCCGCCTTGGTTGTATTGGCCTTCACCAAAGCTATCTGAGCCGCCGCCAAAGTTGCCCATGCCAGAATCGTATCCAGCAGCGTTTGCCTCTGCTACCCCTGGTGCT